TCATGGGACGAGCGGTGCTGCCGGAGTGAATTTGAGCAGCTCCGCCAGCACCCCGGCCCAGATCGGCTGGCACGCCGGGTCCTGGAATGCAAGGCGGGCCGCGCGCTTCTCCTCGATGGCGGTGAAGAGACCGGGCGAATTTCCCGCGGCGGCGACGGCGCCGGCCGTCTTTGCCAGCACCGGCCAGCACTGCTCGCCTGCTGTGTCTGCGACAGCGGCGGCAATGGTCTTTGCGTTCGTCGCGTCCTGCGCGGCGACCTGGCCGACCTGGGCGCAGCCGCCGAGCCATAGCACGAGCGCGGAGCCGAGCGCGAAGCCGCCGGCAATCACGATATCGTCGGCGCGAATGGCGAACCGAGCAGCAACCGATTTTACCGAGTTGAGCATCATCATCTCCCTGAGCCGACCAGCCTGATCCCGCCCGGCCCGAAGCTGAGCGTCTTGGTTTCGCCGTTTTCGGTGACGCTGCAGTCGCCGGTCGCCTCATCGGCGGCGACGATGTCGCCCGGCACTTCGGCGAAGGTGTCGAGCCGGATGATTTTCCAACGCCGCTTTTCCTGCGGCGCATGCCACGATTCCAGCTTCATTGGGGCTCCTCAATGAGTTCCGACCAAGGTCCAGGCGAGATTGGCCAACGTCGCGTCGGGCGAGGTCGGCGCCACGAGGGTGAGCACATCACCCGGCGCAAAGCTCGTCGCCGAGGCCATCGCGAAGGTCGCCGTCGTCGCCAACGCGGCGAACATCATGTTCCCGACGCTCGCCCCGTTTTTTTGGATGTCGAAGGTCGCCGACGCCGACGCCGCGACGCCGGCGGTGCCTTGGCTCCCTGGCAGGCCGGCGGCGAAACTCACGATCTGGGCGAAGACGTAGCGCTGCAGCACTTGGCTCGCGGCCGGCTTGCCGTTGACGAAGGTGCCGTTGACGACCGTCGTTGTCGCCTGGCCGGCGCCGGTGATCGTGTAGGGATAGGCGGTAACCGATCCCAGATCCTGAATGCCGCCGCCGACAATGTTCAGCGAGACGAATTTGAAATGGATTGTCTGGCCGATCAGGTTTGCCGTATAGGGGAGCCGCCCGATCGAGCTATCCAGCCGGGCAAATTGCGCTCCGACCGGGTGATCCGCGATCGCGCTTCCATAAGCGCCGCGGTAGAGCCCCGTCAGGTTATATTCGAGCGGCGCCGTAAGCGTGGCGTCCTGGTAGGCGAGCAGCTCGCCGTCCACCCAGCTCAACGTCGCCAGGTTCTGCGCGTCGATCGGCGAAACCGACATCAGCGCGCCTCTGCTTTCGCTCAAATCGACTGCGAGGGTGTTGGTCGTGTCGGGGGATGTGTGTGGCGGCAAATCCGCCGTCAGGACACCCTGGATCGTTGGCCCACCGACCGTGCCGGCCATAGCGTAAGAGCTGCCGTCGCTCGAGATCCAGACTTGCGCCGAGCCCCAATTGGCACCACCCGACAATCCGACCCAGATTTCGACCCCTCCAGAGAGAAGGGCTGCCGGCGGCTCGAAAATGACCGGAAAGTTGACGCCGCCTGGGTCGGAGCTCCAGTTCGGCACATAGCCGCCGCCGCTTTGCTTCGGATAGAGCACGGCCGTTGAATAGCCGCCGAAGAAATCTTCTGCGGTGATGGAAAGCGTGCCCTCGTCGTCCTCCTCTACCGCGGTGATCCGCACGGTGACGGCGTCGAGCCCGAGCCGAGCGTCGGTGATCTGGACCAGGTCCATCGGCTCGAGCAGGCAGTATTTCCAGCCGAGCTGAAAGGTGTAGGTGTTGCGAAACAGCAGCTGCCGCTGGAGGAGGAGCTGGGCCACGATCGGCCCGACGTTCGTCGGATCGACGATCGCATGCGCCTTCAGCGAGCTCTCGCGGCGGACCCCGTAGAGATCGATTGACGCCTGGTCGAACGCCTCGACGACGGCCGTGTTGTAGTTGTTGGAGCGATCCAGGCACTCGATCTGCACCGAGTTGTTGGCGTCGGCCGGCGTCGATCGCGCGATGTGCACCGGGTCGTCGCCGAAGCCGCCGATGATCGCGCCGCCTCCCGAACGCAGCGCGGACCCGCCCGGTGTGACGCCGCCATTGCTGCCGACACTCGATGCCTGGACGATAAAATCGTCCTCGCCGAGGCTGTAGAGCGGGGTCGTGTCGGGCGCATAGGTTGCGCCGTTTCCGGTTACCGGCTGGTCGCCGTAGGGGATGATCTTCAGCAGCCCGCCCGACCAGACGATGGCGCTATTGGTGATTTGCGCGATGTCCGAGAGGTGCCGCTGCGCCTCCTGCTGAGTATCGAGCACCGGCGACAGAAACAGGCCGACCGCGCGGCAATAAGTTTCGTACAGCATGAGATCGCCAAGGTTCGCGGCCGGAAAGCCTGCTCCATAGCGAGAGTTGGTGAGAAAATCCGCAACGATGGCCGCCGGGTTCGCATCGAGGCCGTTGACACCGCTGAGCGAGGCAAGGCCGCGCACCTCGAACGAAAAGTTCGGCAAGGTCGCGGTATTGCCGAGCCCATAATTGTTGGCGACGATATTGGCGGTCCCGGAATAGCCGAGCGCCTCGCTCGAATGATTGGCCAGCCAGAACGGGTCGGCGAGCTGGCCGTCCGCGCCGGCGTATAGCGCAGCGGGGAGCGAGGCCAACGTGCCGGTGTTCTTGTCCCACCAGACCGTGCCGATGCCGTCGATGGGCCCCTGGCAGACGCCCATTATCACCGAGGCGGTGTAGGTGTATTGCCCGCCGCCCTTCCCTGACCCACCGCCCTTGCCCTTGGCGCTCGTGCTCCCGGGCGTCGCGGCGAAATCGTCGTACGAGACCAGGTTGGGCGCGACCCGCGCCGTCCCGTAGACGAGCGGGATCACCCCTCCGCGCTGCGAGGTCTGAAACTGCAGCGAGCCGACCGCCGTCTGCTGCTTGGCGTTCGACCCGCCGCCGACAATGGCGGCCATTGGTTGGTTGCCTCAGAAAGGGCAGAAAAAGCGGACGGTGCGGCCGGCGAGCGGCGGCTGGCCGGCATCGCCGTAGGTCACTCCGGCATTGTGCCAGGCGTGAATCAGCCGCGGCCAGGCGACGATGATAGCGCCATGCGCGAAGCATCTGCCGAACTTGAACAATGCGATGTCGGCCGGCCCCGGGCTTGCGACCTCACGCGCATGCCGCATCACGCCATCGAGATAGCGATCGGCGCTGCGGTGCAGGTGCCAGTCCGGCGGGTAGAACGGCACCACCATCGGCGGGACGATGTTGCAGGCCGTGTAGACTTCGGCCAGCAGCATCAGACAATCGGTGCCGGCCCCCTTGACCCGGCCCATATGATGATAAGGGGTCGCGAGCCACCCTTCGGCCGCGTTCAACACCTCGGCACGGCGCGGGTCCGGCCCGGTCATATCGCCGTCTCCGGTGTCGGAATGAACGGAAATCCGCCGAAATGCACGGCGTTGCCGAAGACGTTCGTGCAGGTCGCAAGGGTCCGATCGCAGCCAGGCAGAAGCAGAAACAAATCGCCCGGCGTAACCGCCGACAGAAATGCCCTGCGAACCAGAACCGCGCCGTCCGTGAGCCGGGCGATCGTGCGGCTCGCCCCGGCATTGCCGCCGCTTGCTCCCGTGATGGTGCCCTGGTCGTAAAGCGTGCTCGGGCTCGGCGCGATGCTCGTGGCGATCGCCGTCTGGGTCGATCCGGCGAGACAGCCGAATGTCGCTTGCCGCGACGAGCGGTCGAATTGGCACATCGCGTCCCCGAAGGTCAGGGTGCAGGCCGACTGCCAGAGCCGTCGCGGCATCTGTATGTTCAGCAATTCGAGATGAGAGCGGCACCGCAGGTCGACCGCAGTCCGGCTGCAGTCGATATCCGACACGCGACCCGCGAACAGGATGACGGTTCCCGGACTGGTGTCGCCGTAGCTCGGCATGAATGCCCGCTCGAGCTGGACCAGCGCCCCGTCGAACTGCCCGAGCCACATCGCTTCGAGAAACGTTAAATTGCCGACGAGATCGCTCGGCTCCGGATAGATCTTGATCGCGAGCTCGTCGACTTGCGTGCCGATCACGGTCTTGGTTTTCGAACGCTCGAATTTCGGACCGGCCACGAATTCGAGACCGCCCACCGCGAGCGTGGTCGGTGACGCCGAAAAGCGCAACGTCTCGCCACCCACCAGCGTGAAGGTATAGAGATCGGCCATCACAAATCGGTCGCCGCCATTGAGCAACGCAACTAATGCAGGCGTCGCCGTTTTCATGGCCGCACCGAGATGAAGCTGAGCTTCTTCAGCTGCCACAGCCGATCCATGAAGTTTTCGAAATCGTACCGGTCGTCGATAAACCGACAGCGAAAGTAGTAGCTGAAGTCGGCGGTAATGGTCAGCCCATTAGGCGGCGGGGTCCCGAACGTCAACACGCCGGTCTCCGGATCGACCCCGTAGCCGACCGGGCTTTGCGTGACGCCGTTGAAATACACTGCCGTTACGGCCTCCGGCGCGGCGATTGGCTCGAAGAAGCCGCCGCCCGGCAGGGCGGTCCCGATCGCTCGTTGCAGCTGGAAGGCGGTGGCGCTGGCGTTGCCGATTCCGAGAAATTGATCCGAGACCTCGCAGTCGGTCGGGTCCTGAAACAAAAAGGAGCCGTAGGCGCCCTGGCACATCAGATAGAACCCCATCAGAGTGCGCAGCTCGTCGAGCCCGGCCGCGGCGTTGTCGCGCAGAAACTCGAAGGCGAGCGTGAATTGCCAGAGCGGAAACGGGTAATCGAGCGCCCGCAGCTCCCGGCCCGATGCGGCGCGCTGAATGCGCGTCTGAAACGTCGGAGTTTTGGTGACGCTCCAAGCAAGGCCCGGCAGCGTCGGAAAGATCAGCGCCATCAGGCGTTCCGCAGCATGGCGCCGTTGCGCATCGCTTTGTTGAGAGCGGCGACGAGCTGGCTCCCGTTCGTCTGAAAGAACCGCTTCACATCCTGGCTGTCGATCGCCGAAATATTGATCATCACCGACCCGCCGGGACCGCCGCCGTCGAAAATCATTCGTTGCAGCCCTTGCGAGAGATTTGCCGGCAACACCATTTCATTACGGTGCACCATCGCCAGCTGGTCCGATGGAACAACCCAGCCGCCCGCGGCCGAGGCGATCGATCCCGCGGCCGCCATCACGGTCGCTTCCCCGGCCGCCGCCGGCCCGGCCGCTGCCGGCCCCATGATCGGCGCGAGAAACGCGAAGATCCCGGCGAACGCTTGAGCGCTGTCGGTGACAATGCTCTTGACCGCGTTCAATGCCTTCAACGCCAGCCCGGCGGCCAGGCCGTCGCCCTCGGCGGCGGTGCGCGCCGCCGAGCCGGCCTCGGTCGCCGCCGTCATGCCAAGCTCGGCGGCGATCCAGTTCGTCACCATCTT